CTATCCCTATCCCTATCCCTATCCCTATCCCTATCCCTATCCCTATCCCTATCCCTATCCCTATCCCTATCCCTATCCCTATCCCTATCCCTATCCCTATCCCCATCTCTATCCCCATCTCTATCCCCATCTCTATCCCTATCCCCATCTCTATCCCCATCCCTATCCCCATCTCTATCCCTATCCCTATCCCTATCCCCATCCCTATCCCCATCCCTATCCCCATCTCTATCCCTATCCCTATCCCTATCCCCATCCCTATCCCTATCCCCATCATTTCCACTATCCCTATTATAATCTATATTTTCCCTAATTTCATCTCCACTATGGAGACTATTAGAATCTATAATTTCAAGAGGTTCAGTGTTTTTAACATCTCTTCTTGCTAGATCTCTATCCCGTTTTTTGTTAGATCTATCTATTGGATCTGATGATTCTCTACGAACTTCGGGTAACACAGGAACATTTGATATTGGGACATGTTCCTTATTAACAAGATTTTGTTTAATCTTAGATTTATTTTCAAGTAATTCTAAGTATAATCGAGGTATTCTTGAAAATGCTTGAGGCCTATCAACAGGCCTTTCACTACGAGCTAGGTAAACTTTTATTACTTTTATCTGTTTTTTCTTAGGCATTTATTGAATAGAATATGTTCACTTTAAATGCAAATACACCGATAAAAATATTAAAAAAAAAATATATTGTGAATAAACAAATGAATTTGACATTAGTTATTTTGGGGCTTGTTGTTGCGGCGGTTGGTTTAGCTTTAGCTTTTTACCAACCAAAAACCATGGATGATGTTGCTGATTGGCTTAAAAAAGCTAAGGATGATGGATACTTGATGTGGATCGGTTGGGGCACAGTCACTCTCGGTGTTCTTCTAGCTGGTTACGGTGCATTTGGAAGTATGTTGCGTAAGGGAAATGCGTTTGGTGGATCTGACACGTTTGGATTTAAGTTTTATTAATTAAACTGAGTAATATTTCTGGAAATATTAGGAAAATTCTAGGAAAACGAGTGTTTATATTTAATTAAAATTTATTTTTGTATCATTGCTCAAGCACAAAGCGCTTTAAATATATATTTATATTCTCTCAAGAATATAAATGGAAATAGAGACAAGAAATCTTGTTATAAATGATTGTGTTAGGACTGATAAAAATCAGTATGTTGTTGAATATATCGATAATATTGTTTCTCGTTATTATTTGCGAGTAATGAATGCGACTTGGAAGACATTTTTACATTGTTTCGAAAAGACACGAAATGGGTATCTGTATTCCCATTCTTGTACTAGCGTACAGATTATTCCGGTGATATGTGGTTCTTTCGCGGGGAAAATCTTTTATGAGAGCGGATTTTATTTTAATGATGCTCACCGTGGAGAAAAAATATATAAGGCTCCAGTAGTATGGTATTACCCCTTAATGGTTGTTCGTTGAATTTAAAAATTGATTTAATATGTTGGAAATTAGAGATTATAAATCATTGGATGTCCAACTGTGAAAAGAAATGTGAACAAGGGGAATTATGCGGTAGTGTTAATTGGGACGTTGGAGCGCATACCGGGTTTTGTAAGAATATATATGGAACTATACAAAGAAGTTTATTTAGGGGTATGTATACAACACAATTTTTCATGGGAAATCCTAGGTCGTTTAAAAGGCATTTAGCCACCCAGGAGGATATTAAGCGATCTGTTGATCTTGTTAAGAGATTTCCGATGCATGTATTTTCTCATTTTCCGTATATAGCAAATCTTGCTGGATCTGTTAAACAACTTGCTTGGGATGGTGATAGACAACAGGATTGGAAAACCCAAAATGTAATAAGTTCTCTTGAGTATGAATTGAATGTTTTGAGTAATTTTAATATCAGAACTAACGGTGTTGTTATTCATCCTGGTAATTATAAGGATAGAAAGATAGGTATTTCTACAATAGCCAAGAGTATTAACAAGATACATTTTACAGAAGGATCTAAATTATTGTTAGAAAATGCTGCAGGGAAGGGTTGTTCTTTGGCTACAACATTTAGAGAGATTCGGGATATTATAGATCAGGTGGATGAAAGTAAGAAAAGATTTCTTGGGGTATGTGTTGACACGGCACATATATGCGGTTATGGGGAATATGATCTATCAAACTGTGAAGAAGTGGACAGAATGTTTAGAGAGTTTGATGAAATATTAGGAATGGATAGGTTTTCTTTGTTACACCTTAACGATAGTTTAGTTCCTTTAGGGTCTAGAAAAGATCATCACGCGTGTTTGGGGACTGGGCAAATATGGGGGCAGAGTTTCGACTCTTTGGTTCATCTTTTGGATAAATGTAAGGAATATGATATTCCCGCTGTTTTAGAGACTCATAATCTGGATATGTGTGTGTTAGCTGCTCTGAGTGTATAAATGTATAGATGATAAATATGTTTTAAAAACACAACTGAATATATAAAACACATGTCCGATTTAACTAATACTTTGATTATTGAAGAAGCTACGGAAAATCCGAAGACAGCTTCTGTTGTAAATGCGTCAGAAGAAAACGTGTCTGAAATGGTCAATGAGGCGGAGTCCTCTAGAGAGGCGGAGTTCTCAAATGTACCACCTGGAAATAAAAATAAGGGGGATTCGGATCAAGATAAAAAATGTCTTGACGGTTCTGAGCTTGAGTTTACGAGGGCTAATATAGAAGGTCTCGGAAATCATGTTCATTTGGTTGATTCCGATGAGGACAGTAAGTTAGATATGTTCTGTTATGTGAAATGTACAGAAGATGATAACTCATTGATTAAACAATGCCGCGGTGTTGTTTTTCATGGGAATGATCTTGTCATGAAAGCGTTCCCATACACAATAGAGTATAATCATACTGAAATTGATAAGTATACCGATGATCTTGCTGATTTTGACCGATGGTCCTTTTACGTATCATACGAGGGTTCCCTGATTCGTATGTTCCATTTTAATGAAAAATGGTATGTGTCAACTCACCGAAAATTGAATGCTTTTCGGAGTAAGTGGGCTAGCCGCGTATCGTTTGGAACATCTTTCAAAGCTGCTTTATTGGCAGAGGAAGAAAACAATAAAGAATTTAGGTCAGGTCTTCCAGATGGAGAGAATATTTTGGCTCGTTTTCAGGAAACTCTTGATACCGACAAGCAATATATGTTTCTTGTATTAAACAATAGTGAGAATCGTATTGTTTGTGATGCTCCGGAAAGACCTACACTATTTCATGTTGGCACTTTTGTTAATGGAGAATTGGTAATGACAGAAGATATTAAACTACCATGCCCGAAAAGGTTATCATTCCTTGATTCAAACGATCTTAAATTGGCTATCCAAGATATGTCTTACAAGGAACACCAGGGAGTGATTTGTTTCGGCCCAGATAACAGACAGATTAAGGTCTTGCATCAGGATTATCAGGATCTGTTCAAGGCGCGTGGAAATGAACCAAGCATTAAATTTAGATATTTGCAAGTTCGTATGAATAGGCGGTATACTAATATGCTTTATCATCTATACCCAAATGTTGCTGAAATGTTTGATGAATATGAAAATACTCTTTATGATATTGCTCGGTCTATTTATAGAGCATACGTTCAGCGTTTTATTAAGAAGCGTTATGTTACTGTTCCTCGGGAGGAGTTTGCTGTAATTCGGGAGTGTCATTCGTGGCATCTTGCTGATCGTTCTGAAAATCGCATTTCTCTCAATCAAATTATCAAGGTAATGAATCAGCAATCTCCTACACATCTGAATCGTATGATTCGGCGATTTAAGCTGGAACAAATTCGCCAGAAGGATCGACCCATGCAAAAATCTCGTACTGATCATCTGAGAAGTTTTGAGCAAAGTCCTGATGTTAGGAATCCTTCCGAACCTCCTATTAGTCCACTATTGTTGTCTCAATCTTCCCAAAAGAATGTTTCTCGTCCTCGTCGCCGAATAACGTCTATTTTACCCCGGAAGGTTTCAGATAAGAAGGAATAAGATAAATTTAAGATAGAATAAGGTTATTATATAAAATTGATTTGATTTTAAACAATTGTTGTTTAAAATAAATGACTACTGTACTCTTCATCGGAGATCCGCATTTTCAGGTATCAAATATTCCTGAAGTTGAGCTTTTTATTGAAAAAATGACCAGGCTAGCAGAAGAAAAGAAGCCAGACTTGATTGTGATAGCTGGTGACCTACTTCATACACATGAAAGGTTACATTCTATTCCTCTTAACAAAGCATATGAATTTGTAGATAAAATGAGACATATTACTGAGACTTTTGTATTAGTTGGTAACCATGACATGTACAATAATTCTCAATTTCTGACTAATAATCATTGGATGAATAGTATGAAAGAATGGAAAAACACAGTTATTGTAGATACAGTAGAAACAGTTACGATCAATGACAATTTTTTTGTATTCGTTCCTTATGTTTATCCAGGAAGATTTGAAGAAGCATTATCAATATCAGATATTGATTGGAAAAACGCAGACTGTATATTTGCCCATCAGGAATTTTTTGGTTGTAAAATGGGAGCAATAGTATCTGTTGAAGGGGACAAATGGCCATTAGAGTATCCCCACGTCGTTTCAGGACATATCCATTCAAAACAACGACCACAGAACAATATATACTACTCGGGATCGGCAATGCAACATGCGTTTGGTGAAAGCTCAAAAAATATTATTGCCTATTTAACATTTATACCGGGAGAAGACTATAATCTTGAAGAAATTGATTTAAAATTACCGAGAAAAAAGATTGTATACATGGACGTTGAGAATATAGATGATTATAAGTTACCGGAAACTAAAGATAAGATTAAAATATCAGTCTCTGGCGGGTACAGCCAGTTTAAAGCTCTAAAAAGAACTAAAAAATATAAAAAACTAATTAAGGAAGGAGTTAAAGTGGTATTTAAAGCTAAAAAGATCGAGCATGAAAAGAGTATACCGGAAAAAATAGCCAACGAAACAACATTCAGTACAATTTTGGGAGAAATTGTTAATCAGGAAAAGAATAACTATCTATATCAGACATATGAATTAATTGTTAATAACAGGAGCACCAAAGCAGATGACGTAATGTTTGTTTAAAGATACGCGTTATACCATAAAATGGACTATTCTTCTGACTATGAGTTTCAGTGGCAATTAATACATTGGGTAATTAGAGAAATTTATATCGGTATAGACCGCTCTGTGGTTGACAAGATGAATACACTTAAAAGATTATGGATTCACGGGTCGATTAAAGAGATTGCAATAAATCGATTTATTGCAATAGTAAAATAATATTGTATAATAAATAAATCATGTATGCTCAAAATAGAAACGTTACGTACATATCGGATTTACCAGAATTAGAAGATATTGAGCCTCGCCAAATGTATGGTATGCAAGGTATGCAACAAGGCCCTCCTGGCGGAATGCCCGAAAAATTCAAGAAATTCATAAGACCACCTATGACACCCTTGGCCCAAGAATCTGGAATGAATCCGTATCAACCTCAAGTTCCTTCGCATGAGCAATATTTCCCACCTCCACAGGAAGTTAGAAGGCCTTCATCAGATTCTCCCACATGTTTGGAAATATCCGACCATGTTGGTGCATGCCCAATCTGTAGTAGGTTCTACAAAAACGATCATTCTATCTATATTATTGCTATTGTAGTACTTTCTATTTTATGTCTTCTTTTACTTAAGAGGGTGCTTAATTTATAGATTTAAATCGTATGATAAATGAGTGATAAACCAAATCATAAAGATATTTATGTAGCTGGTAAATGGTTTGATAAGGATCGGATTGGTAAAAAATAGAGATATATGGGATATAATATTACTCATAATTTGACCAAGGTTGAGGTCGGAACAACGAGTGGCCCCGATAATTATCCTGAGATTACACCAGAAATAGATAGAGATTATGCAGATCGGGACATAAAAGGAGTCACTGATGCTAGTTTACTCGTTGTGGATATGTGTGATGAAAAGTATCCTTATCGTGGAACATGGACTGAGACTGGTGTTGCGTTGGGTCAGAGAGCAGTAGGTCAAGAAAAAGAAATTTGGATTATATCTCCTAACAAGAGATCGACTAATATATTTTTTATTCATCAGGCATTTTACATGGAGTCAGGTTTTAGCGAACTTTATTAACATCTGCATCATTTGGAAAACAGTTATATAAGCTTATATAAAAACATAAATATCGGAATAATAAAGTGATGGAATCAACAAAAAATGTAGATGGTTCTACTGGTCCAATTCAACAGATCGACATCCCTGTATCTCCAACAGGGTCCACCCAAATAGGTCCTGAATCTAAAGTGACTCCTAAATCTGGAGAATTCGATACTTTGGTGCTCTCAGGGGGTTCTATTCAAGCAATGCTTATTCTAGGTGCATTACAATACGCAAGCGACAATTTTTTATTACAAAAGATTACGACATATATAGGGGCTTCTGCTGGGGCAATATGTGGATATCTATTGGCTATAGGGTATAGTCCAATAGAAATAATGGTATACATATGTACAAAACAGATACTGGAACGGATGAAACAATTAAACATAGTGGCAATGATTAACGGTGCCGGTGCTACTTCGTTTAGCTATATACACGAAGAATTGGAAAGAATGACGATAGAAAAAATAGGCAGACTGATCACTCTCAAAGATCTTTATACACTTTTCGGAAAGACATTGATATGTACAACTCATAATATGACGACTAATAAACTAGAAATATTGAGTCATGAAACTTATCCTGATTTACCATGTTTGGTAGCACTACGGATGACATCAAATCTTCCGTTTATTTTTGACCATTTCAGATATATGGGTAATTTTTACGTTGATGGAGGTATTTCCAATAATTATCCAATAGATATAGCCGATGAGAAGGGTAATAAAATACTCGGAATAGTTTTACATGACATTAGTGCTAGTTTCAATAATAATAATAGCAATAACATAATCGAATACTTTTTTCAGTTAATGTCAATCCCCATGGTGCAAAATATCGTGACTAAAATCGAAAATTCATCAGATAAATGTACAAACATTTTATTGAAGCCTGGATCAGCCCCATTTTTTAATTTTAATTTAGATACACATACCAAATTAGAAATGTTTTCAGATGGATACCACCAAATGGAAAAACGTTGGTCAGAAATATGAATGTTTACATCATATAAATGTTTACTCCCAAACAAGCACATGATGGTATAAATATAGGATTTCATGTATGGATTTTATTAATATTTTTAGCATTCTTTTTCTTCAAGTTTGTGGCACAAAGAGAGACAGAAATAATGACCGATCAACTCAACAAACCAATCCAAAAAGAAGTTCCTATTGTATTGTCATCGATTCACGATTTAGATCAACAACTCGATTGTCCTTCACACCAGGGTATGATAGATTGGGGAAAAGTTAGTGATATGGCAAGTGAGCTCGAGAACGAAAACGGTCCAGATCATGATGTGGTTAAACATAATCGTGAACTTATTTTATATTCCGTAATACTATGTGTCACAATATTCATCTTATTGGTGGGTGCTATCATATATTTTTCTGTTCATAAAAAATATGATATACGCCTGAAAGAAATACTAATAAATAATATGATTATATTTATTTTAGTTGGTATAATAGAAGCGTTATTTTTTTGGACGGTAGCATTAAAATATGTGTCAGTAATACCTGCGAAGATGGTTAATGATATAATAGATAGAGTAGAGTATCACGTAAATAAGGATAAGTAACCTATTATCATATATGTACATTATACATATATGATTACATATACATAAATGAGAAGTCTTTTTTTTCTTCACGAAACGAATATTTTTTGATCATTTCAATTGAACTTTCCATGTCTTTTTTTGTCAATACGAACATATGTTCTGGATCTAATGAAAAAACACGTCTAGCATGAGCCATTTTACATTTCGTTAAAAAATTCTCAATATCCCCACCGGCTTGTTTAAATAAATTTTTATTCTTTTTTAATATTTGTACAATATCTTTTCTATCTAATCCTAGTTGCCATTCCATCTCGGATATCATTTTTAACGTAATATCTGTCAATTCTTCAATGGTGTACTTATCTATCTTGTGTATCCATTGAAAACGTCTTTTCAAACCTTTATTACTACTAAAAAAACATCTTTTTACATCATCCTCATAACCTGCTCCAATAAAACAGAAATCGCTTTTGTGTTCTGAGAGAAATGCTGTGATTGTTTCGATGGCTTCTTTAGAAAAACTATCTCTATCTCTTTGCCCAGGCCCGAGAGAATATACTTCATCTACAAATAAGACTCCGCCTAAACACGATCTTAATAACTTACGTGTTTTAATCGCAGTTTGTCCCAAATATTCTGCAATAAAATCGTCCCTATGAGCAATTCTGAAAGGACCTGAACGTGATAAGATTCCCATGGCTTGATATATTTTTCCTATTATTCTTGCTACTTCCGTATTATGTGTAACCGTAAAATCTCCTAGTAAAAATCGATGGTTACCATCAATCTCAAATCCATAATATTCACCAATTTCTAGTTTTTCGATCTTTATCCCATATACTAATTGATCCTTAATTTGTTTTCTCGATGTGGCTTTCTTGCGTGATAATAATACTGGTATATTATCAGTATTACCGCTAAATATAATCCGATAATATGTACCGTCCCTTCTTTCTCCATTGTATAGACAACTTTTCTGGCATTCTTTCATAATAGATCGAAATCCTAGCGATCTTGTTAGATATAATATATCTTCCGATAATCTTTTATTTTTCTGAACTATTTCGTAGCAATTATCAAACAAATATCCATCAGAATCTATAAGACCCGCAAGTAAAGATAAACGCACAGACTTAGAATTAACTTTATAAGCATACGGTATATGCTTATTATTGAACAACTTATATTTCTTCAACGCGTTAACAAACCGATTTTTATTATTTCTTCCACCTTGAGTTCCTGTTGTAAAATGATGAGTTATTTTATCCGATTTCCACACTAGATCGTGAAAATACTGTTTAAAATATTCAATAATATCATCATCTACTGATGTTATAGCCGGTCTATTACTTGATCCATTGCCTAGCCACACTCCCAAAACATAAGGATCCAATTCAATATCCTGCTCAGGAAAATCAATACCAACCTTAAATCCCTTGTAAGCAGCTTTCCAACTTTTAGGGCGTTTTATATATTCAAGTACATTGATATCTATTATTGTACCTTTAGGAGGTAAAGTTTTCATAAATTCTATTGTTTCTTGGTAAACAGATTCCTTATCTTTTTGAGTGGCAGATTTAGACGAATAACTAAAAGTTTTTGAATTAGTTTTCTCTTTTGTAAACCAAATAACTTGGAAACTATTTTTTGAGGGTCTGTCGCGAATCCTCGGACTTTTGGATAGTTTTAAAGATATGATATGTGATTCATTAACTGTGTAATCATCCCCATACGATTGTTTAATTCTATACATAGTTTCTTTTCCATGACAAGTTGATAATACGGTACGTGGAGTAGAGTCATCTCCCATGATCTGCTCACCCTGCTTTATATTTTGAACTAGTTTGATTGTACCGTCTTGCATAATGATAGGGGTATTTTTGCTAAGGCATTTGCCGTGTCCTGGAGGTCCTAAAATCATGGTGTGCAAATATTCTTCGTTTCGGTTTCGTTTATGCATACCTTTCAAATAATATATAATTTGGTAGAAAACCGACTCTTTTAGTGATTTCATTCCTACCATTCTATCTAACTGTTCTAAATATGGAGTGATTCGCCATAACATAACCGTATCAAGGTTCTTATAAAACCGAATAGATTTACCTATCTCGATCAAATCGCGTATAGAGTTTACGGCGGGAGAATTTATAAGTTTTAGAACAGGACGTTGTTTTTTCTTTTTATTACTACGCACCGACATAGTATGTTTTCTTTTACTCATTTGTTATAAATAATATTTTTTCTTAATACACAATTAACATACGGATAAGACTGAATGTGTTGATCTGCCAACACTAGAATAAGTACCTAGCATTCGATCCCATAACGTAAATCTCTTAGAAAAATTCACTACACATTTTTGATGATGTATATCGTGATCTTCAGTATATAGCTCTATGCCTAACCATCTAGGTAGACATATCTTAAATATACTGAGGAAAGCAGCCATGCGTTTTCCTAGATGATCCGCTACCTCAGTATATTTAAGATATGTTTGGTGAGGATAATAGCTGGGTATTGTCATTCTTTTTTTCAAAACTTTTCCCTACTTTTCTTGATATTAATGGAAGACTCATACTTCGAACTTTATGGAAAATCTCACTCATACCTTCTTGCTGCATAACAATCGCGCTCCTTCGTCGAAAATTTGGGCTCTTATAGGCATATGGATATTCTACTGGTATGACGGGTAGGGTGGATAAATGGGTAGATTTATCCTTTTTAGGTGGTCGAACTTGACATATACCTTGACTCATTTCTTTAACAACACGATAATTTTTTAATTATCATAACATAAACTGGTCTAAGCAAATTTTAGAAAATATATCAGAAATTCCCACTAATTCTAATTCGCCTATTCAAACACACGACTTATAAGTAATCTTTATCCTAAATCATTGAATAAATAAAAAATTGATATTTAAATTGTTATCAATTTAAGTATAGACAACATGGGAATCAAAAATCTCCACAAGTTTCTTAGGAATAATTGTCCTCAGATTTACGAAAAAATCCATATATCTGAATATAGTTTTAAAAAAGTAGCTATTGATATATCATTATATCTCTGCAAATTCAAAACTATTTGTGGAGACCGTTGGCTAGCTGCGTTCATTAATCTCATTGCATGTCTTCGCAAATTCGAAGTACATTGTACTTTTATCTACGATTCGGGTTGTGTTCCAGAAAAAGAATTGGAAAGAAAAGAACGGGTCGCTCAACGAGCTAAATTAGAGGAACGAGTATATAAGTTAGAGGAGGCACTGGAAAAGTTTCACCTAACTTGTGAAATAGATCCACTTCTTGTTAGTTTTTACGAAAAAAAGAAAAAGAAAGACGGTCCAAAACGTTTAATGGGAAGAAAGTTGAACGATACTATTGATATGGGATATGTAGAAGCGGCAATCGGAAAAATGCGAAGTCAAATTTTGGATATTCGGCCCGAGGATTTTAAAAAGACTAAGCAACTCTTTGATATTCTCAAGGTTCCTTATTTTGACGCCCCTTTAGAAGCAGAAACGATGTGTTCAGATTTATGCAAAAGGGGACTGGTAGACGCAGTCCTCTCCGAAGATACAGATGTTCTTGCTTATGGAACACCAGTATTTCTCTCAAAAATTAATACATCTGATGGGACATGTGTGAGGATTAAACACCCGGAAATGTTAAGCGCTCTGGGTTTGACGACCGGTCAGTTTTTAGATTTGTGTATCATGTGTGGCACTGACTATAATAAGAATATATATCGTGTTGGTCCTGAAAAATCTTACAAGTATATACAAAAGTATTCTTCTATCGAAGGTATTGCTAAAAATACAAAGTTGAATGTTACCATCCTCAATCATGTCAGAGGCAGAGAAATTTTCAAGGAATATGAACAAAAAGATGTAAAAGTACGGTTTTGTGGGGCTCCAGACTTTCAGAGATTAGAAGAATTTATCATCAGAAACAATATTAGGTGTAGTATTAGCGGATTAAAAAAGGCTTTTATTCATCATACTACTATCATATTTGAAGATGACGATGAGGACCAAAAATTAGTAATAGAGGAAGATGATGAATCTTTAGTAGTCCAGATCGAAGCCAAAAAGGAGAAGGGTTTTAAAAAACAAGGCTGATGGATAATCATTTAAAATATTCTTGTCCTATTATAAATGTATAGAAACGGTCGATATAAATCAGCTTCTGAAGCATTCATACATTTACCACAACTTAAGACTCAATATTCTCAATATAAAGCACCTATTGTTGGTAATCAACGAGTTGAATCTAAACCTGTTATTCATCACAAACCTCAAAAACCATTGGAAATCAAATTGGAAACTAAGAGATATGTAAATACCGCTGATCCTAATGTATGGGGCCCACCTTTCTGGTTTTCATATCACAATGGTGCAGCTCATTATCCAGTGAAAGCTTCTAAATACCACAAAGAACGAATGAAGGGAGTTATTTTAGGTATACCAGTGTTACTGCCATGTGTAGGATGTAAACCACATGCGATCGCATATATAGAAAGTAGAATGAGTGAACTGGATCATATAGTAAGCGGAAGAGAACCTCTGAGTCGATTCTTTGTCGATTTTCACAATAAAGTTAATGAGAGATATAGAAAAAGAATTGTATCTTATGAAGAGGCTAAAAAAATGTATAATAACGGGGTTAATATCAGTAAAATGGTCTACAAGTAATTTAACTCATTTCTCTTTATTATTATATTGGGCTATTTTGTGGTAAAAATGTTAGTTGGGAATACACTTTATCAGGACGATCTCTGATAAACCTTATTTCATATGAAACTATTATACACGGTATATGACAATCATTGACAATAACATAAGATTAGTGTTTAGCTAATTTATAACATTCTCTCATATCTGATCGAATATCAGTAGAATACCAACCATTAATATGATATATGTTAACGGTTTTACATATATCAGCCAAAGTTGGTAAGACATCCTTTGTATCCCCTTTATGTAAAATCACACGATTATTAAACTGTTTGTTGATATACTCTATACAAGATTCAACTTTTGAGTGACAACAGTTGTCAATAACATGGACTCTAATATTTGGATTCGAGACCAAACATATTAGAATCGCATTTCCCCTGTCAAAACCTATCTCTAAAACACCACTTTTGTTTTTTCGATAGTTGATAAATATCAATCATTTTGTCCATAAATGCATGAGATGGCCAATCGTTACTACCATACATATTAGATCCAGTCCGATATAAGTTCCCCAAATACTGATAATGTTGCGAGAGACTTTTTCATATTGTTTATGTCCATTTGTTATAATTTTGTTATAATTTTGTTATAATTTTGTTATAATTTTGTTATTATTAAACTTCAAATCTAAAAACCTGTTCCCAAATAAAAAAACGAATCTATGGATCTAGAAAAAAGAAAGTACAAAATCATGTCTAACAAACTCAAAACAGATATTAAACTTACAAAGGATCAAAACCAAGCATATAATTTGATGACGAGCGGTGAAAGCATATTTCTGACTGGCCCAGCTGGTTCGGGAAAAACTTCTATCGTCAAGTTGTTCATTAAGATGTATAAAGAAAATAAAATCATGGGCGTTACCAGCACTACTGGGATTTCTGCACTATTATTTGGAGGAACTACACTTCATTCTTTTTTGGGTATTGGCCTTGGAACTGGTTCTGTAAAAGCGTTGTCATCAAAAATATTCAAACGGTATCCTTTGAGAAAAAGATGGTGTGAACTAGAAATACTCATAATTGACGAAGTATCGATGCTCTCTCCAGTCTTGTTCGATAAGCTGGAAGAAATCGCCCGTATAATTAGGCGCGATAATAGACCTTTCGGGGGAATTCAGTTAATTCTTTCTGGAGATCTCCTCCAACTTCCAGTTGTTAGATGTGATGATTTTTGTTTTGAAGCTAAATCTTGGAATGACTGTATCAAACACACAGTGTATCTAACCGAAATCAAGAGACAAACAGATCCAGAATTTCAAGAATGCTTAAATGGTATCAGAGTAGGCATTCTCACCCGAAAAACTCGAAAATTGCTCAGAAGTCGTGTAGGAATTGAACTAAAGAACGATTTCGGTATTAAACCTACCAAACTGTATTCCACAAATTTTGACGTCGACTACGTTAATAACCAAGAATTGGATAGGTTAGCAGAAAATGATCCTGATTTTTATGAGTATAACTTAGAAACCCATGTATATCCAGGCGTTAGAAACAGGCACTATGTTATTGAAAAATACAAGAAGTACTGTACCGCTCCTTTAACTCTGCAACTGTGCATTGGGGCACAGGTTATGCTTTTACATAATCTAGATCTTGATGGAGGACTTGTGAATGGATCGAGAGGCGTTGTTTCTGGTTTTGTTGGAGATATACCAGTCGTAAAATTTCTAAATGGCAGAGAACTTGCTATCGACTATCACGTGTGGGAAGTAGAAGAACAAGATAAAAAAGTTATGCGTATTATCCAGATACCCCTTAAACTTGCATATGCGTTAACTATCCACAAATGCCAGGGCTGTTCTTTGGATTATGCCGAAATAGACCTAGAAACCGTTTTTGAGTTTGGACAAGCGTATGTTGCATTATCTAGGGTCAAAAACATAAACGGACTGAGTATCATAGGTATCGATTTCGATCAGATCCAAGCACATCCTAAAGCACTAGAATATTATAATGAGATGAATTTGTGTTAATAAAAATTGTCCGGATATTGTTGATATGCTGATTAAAACCGGAGCAACTTGGTATTGTTGGTGTAAAAATAAATCATTAAATCGCGCTTACTCCACACATGTATAACCGAATTAGATATCTAATTCGGTTTCTAACCACACCCGCTAATACGGGATCAGCCTACAATCTTATCTAATTGTTAAAATCCAATTTTAACAATTCTGTAATCAGTTTAAAAAAATATGTTTCCTAAATCGACTTAAAAACAAGCGGTACATAATTAAAAATAATGCCACGTAAATCTGTACAATTAAGAAAAACAAAAACCGAATCTAAGACTTCAAAGGCTAGGTCGAGCCGTAAGCAAAATCCCAAGAAAACTACAACCAAGACTTCTTCCAGGGGAACCAAAACTACTACCAAAAGGGGCTCTACTCGAAGAACCAAGGAAGTTAAGAAACAGGTTGTTGAAGAACATTCTGAACCAGAAGTTTCTGACGTTGAACATACCCCTACTCCCAAGAAGAAAAGACATGTTCCCACAAAAGAATCTGTTGCTGAGGAATTCGATGATCTAATCGCACTTATTGACGAGGAGATTGCCCGTCTTCGCGAAAGCCAAGGAAAGGCTAAGGGTGTTAAGTTTCTTCGTTCAGTTGGTAAACGTGTTAAGACACTTCGCGGGCACACCACTCGTGTTATGAAACAAAAGCAAAAGACTAACCGTAAGAATAACACAAATTCTGGTTTTCTTAAACCAGTACATATTTCAAGGGAAATGGCTAAGTTTACAGGCTGGAATCCCGAAGAGCTTCGTTCTCGCGTTGATGTAACCAAATATATTTGCGATTATATCAAGAAAAACGATCTCCAAAACCCGGAAGATCGCCGTCAAATTCTCGCTGATAAGAAACTTGCCAAGCTTTTGGATTATGATTCAAACAAAGACGACAAACCTTTGACTTACTATCGCATCCAGACCTACATGAAAAAGCACTTTACTAATCCTTCCAAGCAACCTGAAGCATAATATAGTTATATAGTTATATAAGACTATGAGGCTATAAGAATATGAGATTTTGTTATTATAAATAACAAAATATCCTTATTGCAATTATACTTCAAAGATGTGATGGTTGTGATGCATCAGCAAGTATCATCATCGCCTGCTCATCATTATACATCGACTCTACACCCATTAAATAAGACCCCAACTCAGAATCGTACATAACTTTCATCATCTCGTCTCGCATTTGTAATCTCTCATCCTCACTAAGTTTCTTTTCAAAACTTACATAATCTATATCCCCAGTTAAAATATGCATATAAATACAACTTTTACTATCGTACGTTATGAAATGCTCTACGTCGTCTCTAGAATCACATGAACAAATTGTTCGGCATGAGCTACCGACTGTCAAAGAATCAACAAATTTCCTAGTTATACCATAACGACTAATAAGATTGAATTCTATATTAGTCGCGTATTTCATAGCAATAAACTCCTCATTGTCCAATGGATCAATTTGTAACATTTTATCTCAATTAAATCAAGATAAAATTAATCATTTATTTTATACCTACAGTCTCATCTTTTCCTTAATAATTTCTCTCATCTTTAGCGGAAGATACACCTTATGACCTTTAAAATGATTCAACTCAGTCACTTCTCCCTTCATACATTTTTTCCACTTATCCGAATACCGTTTCGCTACTCTGTCATCATTCACAGAAGTTATCAAAACTACAGGATTTGTTAGCTGCCATTTTTTTAATCCATTAGAATATGCAGGAGATATTGCAACAATGCCTCGAATAGATACGAAACATTGTGCCAAATCTAAAGCAAACTGCCCGCCTTCTGAAAACCCTATTAGCACTGTTTCTTCCGGATTCTCAATTGTTTCTCCAATTTTTTCCATGTCAGAATAACGATTCTTCTCGTCTATTTCCTTGTTTTCATCCCACACTTTAGAATCATTATCATTATCCTTATCCTTATCCTTATACTTGTACCACCCCCATCCTCCTTCTTGTTTGTGGTAGAATCCACGTAAATATACCCATTCGTGCTGTCTTAATCCTTTCTGTAATGATCTTAAAAGAGATCGGAAAAGTTCCGGATTTTGACCACACCCATGAAAACATATTATTTTTACCATTTAGATAATAGTAATGCTGTTTTAAACCACATCAAACACATCTGCTTTCAATTTAGTCAACATTCTATTAACATTTAAAAAATCTTTTTAATTTTCTTATGCTGTGAGTACAACCTATCATAATCTTCCTTCTTGTTTAGCTCTCAATTGCGAATATTTCTCCTCAAATAAATCATCGTCTTTACAACACGACATATTTCCCATTTATATTTACAATCATAAGTTGTAAATATAAAATCTATTTCTTATATACTTAATAAATACCAAAGCCTGTAGTAGAAATTTTCTTTCTCCTATAATTTTCCCTCACATTTCCACACCTATCGTACTTGCAGGTACCCCATCCCGGAATCCTCCTTCCTCTATCTGTGTATTGACCAGGAGGAGGATTGTTCTTAGGTATTAAAATATTTGAATAGTGTGATAAGGGATAAGGAGCCACATAATTCTTATACTCACCGGAAGAAAATTCTTTACCTCCATTAACGGAACAATAATTTAATAATCCACCCAACGCAGTATATTTTTTACCTGCACCTTTACAACACGGTCTAGTACCAATATCCCATTGAGCCGTAAGATGAACTGGCCCAGCACAATTAAAACTACTGTTCTCGCTATTACAACATCCAAGACGTCGTGATGGACAATAACTCTGACAACCACACGGTGTAAATCCAAGTCGCGCTTTCATTGTTTGACACTTATTTGACATTTATTTGGTACAACATAATAAAAACTGTATCGGAATTTTGCTATGATTGCAAAATCTCCATTCTTCTCTGCATAACCTCTCTAGGAGCAGTATCCACTATTAGTAATACACAAGTCAGTACCAATAATTTTATTAATCTCGAAATAGCCTCTCCAGCAACAGGGCCTGACTGCACCGTATATACTAAAGTTATCTCTGTATGTCCCCTTCATTCGCTCTACCATAATTTAAAAATAACATCATTCAAAATAAATGGACCTCGATACTATTCTCCAAAAATGGAATCATGCCAAGGAACAAAAAGCCAAATATGAAAAAGAATGTTCTGACTACAAAGGCGCAGTAGAAAGATACCTTAACCGAAAAAGACTCGACAAAGTAGACGGTGAATATTTCACTGTAATTCGACGCTCAAATACACGTATGCAATTGTCAAAAGAAAGTGTTCCTGTAGACATATGGAATCGCTATGCCAACAGAATAACATATAAATCATATTATCTCAAAAGACGGAAAAATTAAACTTTAATTTATATCCTTGATATAAATTAATGCCACTAATACACGGATTAAGAAGCACAAATATATGGAAAGCGTTTCTCTTAAACTCTCTAGCAGCTACTCTAGTTATTTTCATTGCTATGACAGTTAAGGGTAGATTTGATAAATTCACCGATAAAAATAATCGCCAAATCGTGAGAACTACCAATGCCAAAAGTATTATATTAACTCTAGCAGCAACTTTTACAGCATCCATGTTAGCATATTCTCTGCTATATTTTCTTTTTGGTTATGGATATGGAATGTTAGTCGAGAACAAACAACAAGTTTAAATTAAGGTTAAACCATATCATCCTTAATTTGTTCAAAATAAATAATATTACACTTAATAAATGTCAAGCGAAAAAACAAAATCTGAACCAATAAAAAAATCACATGCTGAAGAAAATCTTAGTCTTATCCTGGCCACATCCGACACCATTGATAAACTATACGAAAGCCTTGCTCGTCTGGTAGGAGATCAAAAAATTACAGCACAAAATGCTGTTCTTATCGCGACTAACCTGATGCAAATTGTCGAAAATTACCCAGATCTTACGGGAGAGCAGAAAAAAACCATTGTTCTTCATGTTCTCAAAAAATTCGTAAGAGACACAATGAATGATAACGACGAAGATGCTGTTATCATGTTTATTGACCTATTTTTACCCTCTGTAATCGACACAATCATATCTGTAGATAAGAAGAAAATCATGGTCAATATCAAAAAAGGATTTGCCTCATGTTTTGCATGTTGTTGATCCATCCTCAATCATTTTTATAAATAACCATAAATAAACATACCGCCAATAATTTCAAGACAAACAGATTAATGCATCTTAACTAAATTTTAACATTTATATTGACTATTATAAATGTTAGGATTCCCCAAACTATCCCCAAATATACCATGTAACATATTGGATAAAAAATGGAAGAAAAGTAATGATTCACTATTAGGAGTATGGAAAAATTGTACTCTCGGAAAACCAATCAACTACAGAACATGTTGCGATCAAGTACTACAATGTAACGATCAAAATACTTGGTTAAAAAAGAACAATATACCTTATTCGTGTCCTCCCCCACGATCTTCCCCGGGTCCACACTTTGGAAAAATAAGATCAACTCACAATTTAAAAACCGGCGTTTTTTAGACCCAGTTATATAATTATTTATTATATTATAAATATATAATAAATGTCAACATTCACAATTAATACTTACGGGAATTTTAGCCCTTTCCAGCCCTGTATTATTGATCAAAGTAGATCAGGAAGAACCGAAAATCCAAGTTCTATTGGGGCTACAGGTCCTACAGGAAGTCAGGGAGTTACAGGTCCCACAGGAGCAGACTCTATAGTTACAGGTCCCACAGGAGCAGACTCTATAGTTACAGGTCCCACAGGAGCAGACTCTATAGTTACGGGTCCTACGGGAAGTCGAGGAGTTACAGGTCCCACAGGAGCAGACTCTATAGTTAC